TGCAATATTATTGCCGCCAAGATTATTAACTATTGGCACAATCTTAGTATTTATATAATTAACAATTTTATTGAATTGCAAATCGAAATCCTCAGCATTCATAACCATTTGCTGATCACGTCTAATCTGAAAATAAGCTGTATCTCTAATAAACGCTGAAAAACTCATAACCCTAATATCACTCTATAATTTGCTGGTAAATGTCTGGGCTCTATTGCCCCATCTGCTATTAAATCATTAATGTTTCTTGGAAGCTGATATATACTATTATCTTGTGCGTCTCTATATATTCTATATAAACGCTTCGCATCCAATGCGTTATCAGCTATTTGGTAAGACTCAATAGCCTTATCAGAGATACATCGAGAGAAAAAACCAAGATTAGCTGGATTATCAAGACTTATAAGTTTAGTAACTGGCAACTTAAAATCTGGCGTTAAATAAGCCGAATTAAAATCATTACCTACGCCAGTATAAAAAGAAATCAAGCTATTTAGGAAACCGCTTGGTAAAAGATTGCCTCCAAAATAAATAGGTGATATATAATTGCCATTTATTGTATCAGATCCTATAAATTGCCTTAGCATTGCTCCCATAATATTTTCATCAATAGTTCTATCTGGAACTTTACTAGCTTGAATAGTACCGTTAACTATTTTATCAGCTGTTACCGAATTATCTAATAATTGTGTAGTAAGAATTCCGTTCTGAAAATTATCATTAGTTAAAGTTGCTAAAGCTATTTTTTCAGAAGTAATTTGTCTATCTTCAACGTTTGCGCTTCGTAATTTTTGCCATACTGGAAGAGTCCCGGCTTGCGATATTAATACCTCCCCTTCTGAAGTAGGAGTCACTTCGGTAAAGGCTCTATTGGCTCCCGAGGCAAGAATCGTACCAGGATTAGATCTACTAAGCTTTCGTAACTCTAACGTAAAATCTTGTATTGCATCGTTTCCTATTGATGCCCACTCTACTGTTCCATCGCCTACGTTTCTAAAAAATTTATTTATATCTGCGGGGTTATTACTACCAGGTACTTTTTGCGCAATAAGTTGATTGATCACAGGAACTACACTAGTATTTAAATAATCAGCAACTAAAGCAAATTGATCATCAAAATCAACGGCCTTCATTTTTTCGTTGCGATCTTTTAAATTCTGAAAATGCGTAACTGACCTTGTAAGTGGACTAATTGGCATTTCTACCCCCTGCGCTATTAGAATTTAAAGATTGCGTTCCGCCTGCAAGAACTAATCTATCAAAAACAAAAAGATCATTGGCTAACCCACTAAGCTGTAACATATAGCAATCGCACGTGAATCTAATACTTTCATGCGAATATTTAGTTTTATTCAATGAATATAACCTATCGTCATAATCTGCTGTGTCATATAATACACCATATTGTTGCAATATTATCTCGTCATCTTTAATACTTCTTGTTTCATCGCGGTCTAAAAATATCCTTATTGCAACCGTCATTTTCTTGAGGCTTTGAGTAGATAAAAACATCTTTGTATTCACCCAAGTCGTTCCTGGGTAGATCCAATTATAATCTATACTCCAAGAAAGCTTTCCCTTACCATATTCTTCAAAAGATTGGTTTTGTATTTTGTCAGCATAAGTTATTAACTTGCCGTTAGGTTGTCCTAAAAATAGATTTTGACTAGTAGCATCATAAAAGAAGCTATTAGCCTCCGCGAAATTTTCAGTAAATAGAGTCCATCCACCTTCATTCATAATTTGATAAATTAAACAGCTATATCTAATTTTTATCCCCAAAAATCTACCATAAGGATATATAAAACCCCTCATCCTACGATAATCTCTGTCAGATTCAATAAAAGCTATTTGCGCTTGAAGCAAATTGTTAATTGCATCAGATTCAGCAAAAGAAGTTTCTGGTATTTGAGTTAAATTATTAGGAGATATTACGGCGACTCCATATTTAGACACCATAATTAGGTAATTTGGTATTTCAACAACCATATTTTGTTGTAATATTCCACCTTCAATAGTTATAAACCATTTAAAATCTGGCAATTGTAAGTTTTGCCCATCATCTACTGCGTTTGGATCTTCGCCAACCCATATCTGAGTTCGTTCTCTTCCAATAAAATAAACCTTGCCTTGGAATAACTTTATTGCTTCAAAATTATCAGGTACCCCTTGTGAAAGGGATCCATCTATAAAGTCTATTTGATTACTTCTCTCATTAAACCATCCATCGTAAGTTTCAAGTTTAGCTGCGTAGTAAACGCGCATAGAAAGCTCAGGAGCTCTAAATTTGTTTTTATAGCGCCTTCCTTCGGGAAGGGCCCATAATCTCTTGTGAGCTATCGCTAAATAGCTAAAAGCGGGGCATGGTTTAGTGTAGAGTATTTTTTTTGTATTTACTTGCGGATTAGGATTAGTTGTTATAGTAACTTCAATTAAATTATTAACAGGAGCGGCAAAAGCAATGTTAGTAACGTTTACTGTTTGCCTTACTTGCGCATCATTGATTAATACTAATTCTGATCCTACAATAATATTATCTTGTATTTCTGCAACAATATTTGCAGCAATGTTAAATCTTAAGGTTGCGGCATTAACTGTGATATTACCAGTAATAGGAGCAGAAACAACGCCACGTAAATCAACAATATTTTGACCATCATATACCTTTACTTTATCCACACCGTTAGCAATCAAGAGTTTATTTTGAAAATTTATGTGAGAAACAATAACACAAGGATCTAAATCATCTAAGATTAATTCAAATGTATTGTCTGGTTTTAATCTATATATACCACCCCTTTCAATCCATAATTGGTATGGAGCAGTAAACGTTGCATTAACAAATGGAACATCAAAAGTAATGATATCTCCATTTATTGCGTAATTAAATATATCTGCTCCGAAACTAACTGTTTGTCTTACAAATAAATATACTCCTTCAAAGAATATCTTTTTAAAGTATTCTTTTTGCTGTGCTGTATAAGTTGATATATTAATTGTAACTGTGGTGTTTAGTGCATTATTTGCGCTTTGCGCTGTTGTCACATGAGCGCCTACATTTAAATTAGGTATTTGATATATATATTGAACATATACTAACTTTTCAGCAGTACCATCGGGCTTTAAAAAAGACATTACGTGTATAATATCCCTAAAAGTTCTATTAGCATCAAAAGCAAATTCGCTTACTAGATTAGTGCCATACCTAAGCTTTCCGGCTCTATTATCTCCAGTAAGCATATTCTGAATATATCTTGCATATGAAGGATCATTGTTAGCATTAACATTAATGCCTTTATATGGATATTGCATTTGAAAGGTTTCAGGGTAATTTTGAAAACTCATAATCCGTAATGCTTATATTTGGCTAATTCGTTTTTACTTTGTTCCCACGCTTTATTGATAAAAATCATTTTGTCTAAGAAAACTTTATTAGCGTAGTAAAAATAATACAACGCTCCGTATGTAAGAAAATGATGATAAGGCTCAGGATATACAGGCGTATCAATCTCAGTAGCCGCATCATTTACTGTTTCTACTAAAGTTTTAGGCAAGGGAACGTAGAATAATGTAATATATTTCTTTACTTGGTTGTCAGTTACATCAAGCTTAGAAGGAAAGCTAGGCCCTGCATTAGTCATATCGCAATATATTGCATTACTAAGAGCTAGGTATTTATTATATGGAATAGATGGCTGTTCATCTACATCGCAAGGAATTAACTTTAACTTATCAACAAAGACTATTCGGATAATATATAAATCATCTGGTAGCAAAAAACTTTGCGTTACATTATCTAAAAATATTTCTACTTTTTGCACTATAGTCTTTAAACCAGTAGCCGCTATTACGTAAAGCTCCTTATTAGCAATATTCAAATATTTTAAATACTGATCCCTTTCTTTAGGGGTCAAATCTGATTCATCCGTACTTAATTGATTTGTAAAGTCTATTAACTCAGTTACGTTCATATAAAATCCATTACAAGCGGCAAAGAGCCGCTTGTTTTGTTAGTTATTAGTATAATAAATGACAAAATTAACATATTTGTTCTGATATAGTACTTGATGCCCATCAGGCACATAAAATATCAAAGCATCACGCGAAATATTCCATTGCCCTGTAGTTTCTGATACTATTTCAATCAAAGAAGGTGTGGGGGCGTTAGTTTCATTTGCATTTGGGTCGTATATACCCGCATATGTAGCTCCAACAATACTTTTGTTTCCAGTTATGCCCAAAGAATCCTTGGTAACCTTAATATGGCTAGCAACGTTAGCCGTTAACGCTGCTGGAATAAGTATTTGAACAAATTTTGATACTAATTGCCCGTCATATGTCATTAGCGTATCTACATATACTAACCCCTGACCTGCAGTAGGATTGCCAGTAGCGCCAGTTCCAAAATCAGGGTTTGTACCTAACCACCTTGAACCAGTTATACCTGTAGCTTCAACGTTATTACCCGTTGCCACTACAGGATTTGGAGCTGTAGCTTTATATTTATTTATTATCAACATGGTATTACCTCTTTTATAAAACGGGGCTATGTATTATTAATACGTTAAGTATTTTTCCTTGGTATAAAGCTTGACTTCCATCTGGAATCTTAATAATTATCGAATCTTTGATAATAGAAAATACAATTGCTGTCTCTTCAGTTGTCATCATAACAGAAGCCGTTGGGTTATTCCCAACTTCAGTAGAGTTAGGATCGTATACGCCCATTACATTTATAGCTCTAACGCTTCTATTTTGCCCTAGCCCCAAATTAGAAAGAGGGAATTTTATGTAATTTGGCTGACCGGCAGTTAAAGTTCCAGCGAACTTTATTTGGACCAATGCCGAAACGCATTGGTCTTGATATATAGCTGGAGTATCTACGAAGGTAAGCCCATTGCCATTACCCGCTGTACCTTGGGCTCCAGTAGCTATTACTGGGTTTACACCTCCCCACCTCTCACTTTGCGTACTTGTTACTGGGTTAGCATCTACTGTTGCTAGCACAGGAGCGGGAGTAGATACCAAATATCTGTTTATTATTAACATATTTACCTCTTAAGCTAGAGTTGTGAATGAATGTATCATTCCATACTCAACTAAATTTGTGTTATTTGATCTTGCACCAATCGATATTGATGGATACTTAAGAACTTTCATGCCAGAAATTTCATTATGCGCTAAACCATAATGCAAGCCATAATCAGTTGAAGTTCTATCTGTAAACTTAGGAGTACCGCCCATACCAAACCCTATAGCCGAAGCTCCTATTAGCGCCGAATAAGCATAAGTATTACCTGCGGCGTTAGTAATAGTAAGGTTAGTGAATTCCGGTATAACCATAACCATAACGCCTTCAATAGTACCTTTGTACATTGAACCATAAAGAGTAGAGGGTTGGTTTTCATTTTCAATGGTTCCTCTATTAACTTGCGCTTGCCATGCAGGATCTTGCGCTAATTCATTGTAAGCTTCAGGGGAAACCGCTAATAAATATCTTTTATCTTCAAAGCCTAGTTTTGTAGCGTATTTATAAGGCCTTATTGCTGATTCAGTAGATGTAAATGCTGCTCCACCACCTCCGGTTATAGGCGCGCTTTTTCCAGTCATAGCAAGTCTAAATAATGATCTAATATGAGCTACAGTAAGTTTATGCGCGTTAACTGGCAAATTACCTACTGCTAAAGCGGCAGTTAAAGTTGTATGAGTAGCATAATAATTATTACCTAGTAATATTCTGCTTCTTGAAATACCAGCGCCAGCTTGATCAAGGTTAGCAGCTAGCATTCTTGCTGTTAATGATGCATATGTATAATCGAAATTTGGAACTGCCGCTGCTCCAGGGAAAGCTAATGCGAATTGCGATATTATTCTTTTTGTATTAAATAAATCAGCTTTATCTAATAAATCAGATCTTACATCAGAATCTAACTGGAATTTAGTTTGTAGCATCATCAATTGTCTGTCAGTTAAGCGAGTAGCCCACCTGACTCTACTGATCTCGATTTGATCAGTTACATATTGTAATTCTTGTTCGTTCCCTTCGAGTTGCGCGTTTCCTAGCGCTATTCTTGGGAATTCTATTTGTCTCAATGGGAATACTATTCTGTCACCTTCTCCTTTGTTTTCTGTAACCATATTTATAGGGGCATCTGCGCCGCCCATAAATTTTGAAAAAGGAGTCGTATTGCGATAATCCTTTAAATAAGGAAGCATCACATTTTTTTCAAACAATTCTGTTTGAAATGGATTATTTCTATCGAAAGTTGCCATAAATTTTGCTCATCATGAATGTTAAAAAATTAATACATAGCTATGCTATGAACCTATTTATTAAATTCTTTAAGCGGGAAAGATCTTTTTGGGGTAGCAAGGGAAAAAGAATATAATTAAAAAGGGAAGGGCAAGCCGCCTTTTTAATTATATTCAATGGCCTTTACCTTAATAGAAGTGGACGCCGTTAACCATTACGCCAAATATCTGCAAAATCTCTTGATTTTTGCTCAGCTCTAGAATGAGTAACTCTTGAATTTATTGATTTAGAGTAAACTTTTTCAGTAGTATTGTCAAGTTCTTGTTCTAATTCCTTAATTTTTTTTTCAAGCTTTAAATTTTTTGTCTTAATTGACTTAATATATGGAAGTATTCCGCCTTTTTCCTTAGAGCCTAAATAAATATTTTCATATAACTCTTCACCAATAGACATAATTTGATCAATAGCTTTTTCTGGCTCTTCATCTTCAAAATATACCATCAATTGTTCTTGTTCTTTGGGATCAAGCATTGGCCAAAAATAAAAAAACGAAGTGTACTTCTCTTCAGCGCTATCTATTTTTGCGTATTTTTTAAATATAGAGAATTCTTTGTCTAATTTTTCTTTTATTACTTCATGTTTGTTTGCTGTGGTAGATTCTTCACTATTATTCTTTATATTTTCTTCTTGAAAGTTTGCTAGTATATTTTCCATTGCTACTGGCACATCTTCCTCGAATAAATTGCCATTATCTACTAATTTATTAAGATAATTGGATAGATTGCGTTTAACATTAGCTAAAACTACATTATTTTTATTGGCCCATGCTTTGGTTTCTTTATGTCTACGCTCAAGCTCTTGATATTTTTCTTTATAGCTAGTCGTTTCTTTTTCTTCCGGGTCAGACTTTGTTTTATTATTTTTCTTAGTTTCTAAATCATCAACATCTTCTTCTTCAGTTTCTAAGTCGTCTTCATCATTGTCTTCCACTTCTTCTTTATCTACAACTGGCTTTTCTGCTTTTTTCTTTTTATTGTTTGCATCAATTAGGTTATCTTCTTCATCTTCTGCGTCAGTATTATTTGACTTTTGCAATTTGTGTAATTCTGCATCACTTATACCATTCCCTGAAAATATTTTAGCAAATGCATCATCTAAGCTTTCTTTGTTTTTTTCTGTCATAAATCCCCTATGCTATTATTTGTTGTTGTTCCTGCTGTTGCTCCTCTTGAGGCTGCGCTTGTGCTTGAGTAGCCCTTTTATAAGCTTCATATGCATTCGCTGCCTCTTCTTTTGTAACGCCCATCTTTTCTAAAAAGAAAGGATCAGAAAATATAAGCGCCGCGCTTGGGCTATTGATAATATTAGCAAATTTAGCTTGCTGCTCTTCGTTGACGCTAGAAAATTCTGGCGCAATGTCAGGAAATACCTCAAAATTAATTGTAGAAATTTCTTGATCTAACGTTGCGTAACTGATCTTTCCGTCTTTATAATAATTAAATGCATACTTTAAATCCTTTACACCACGTATCGTATCTAACATTAAATTTGCTTCAGTCATCAGCATATATTCATATATAGAAATTAAAGGATTCTGAGAACGCAAGTTATTTACAGTGCGTTGCTGAATAGCTTTACCACTAACCGCGTTAGACTCCTCTCCACGTATTTCATCATAAAGTTGTGTTCTTTGTTGGAACTCAAAATCAATTCTTGCTAATGCATTAAAAAATTGTGGCAATAAGTTTTCACTATTAATAAACTGAGCATTTTGCGGATTTTTAGCATAAATAATGCCTACTTTCTTATGAAGCTCTAATAATAATTCATCGCGCATTTTAGCTTTATCTAATGAATTGTCATCTACAATAAGGTATTTTGAATTAAGTCCATGTAGGGTTTTGGTCCAAACATAATTAAGCGCTATCTGAGGAGATACTAAGCCTTCTACTACTCCTACCGGGAGCCCTAAGTAATTTCTTTTTAAACTTAATGGAACGTAAGGAAAGCTTTTTTGGTTAGGTATTTGCGCATTAAGTCTGCCGCTTTCAAGTAATACATCTTGACAGAATACAGCTTTCCATATTTCTGTGCCGTCTTTAGTTTTAACTTCGGTTCCTTTCTCTTTTTTTGAATTAGCCAAGTCTTCATCAAAAGTATTGAAATATTGTTCAATACTCGTTACGCCGTCTTCATCAAGTGGAACATCCGAATTAAATGACACAATAGCTTCGTAATACTTAGCGTTCTTTTTGTAATATATTTCAACTATTTTTATTGATCTGCCTTTAGTCCAGGACCCATCGTCGTCCATTGGATACCAAATATAACCATCGTCTCCTTTATTACTTCTAGTACTTACTAAAGACTCAAAATAATCTGCATATTTAGGATATCTTTGCTTTAATTGCACAACAGAAACATAATAGGCATTCCCTACAAAATTGGAATTATGTAAACGTTGCGTCTGGTCGTCTGGATCCCAAAACATTCCTCTAGGGTCTTCAGTATTATACACAAAAGACTGAGTATCATCATCGTAACAAAAATGTGACCACCCTATGCCTCCAATTAATGCATCAATAAATTTCTGAGTAATCTGGTTCTGGTAATCGTTTTGATTCTGGATATTATATATTAAATTATTAAGATTTTGCGCTAGGATATCGTGTTGCGGTAATCCAGTAGAGCTTTTAAATGAGGCTCTTCGCCTTGAAGCTATTTGTAAACTAGTATATGTATTTACCAGCGGTTCAATTCTGTTGAATACTAAGGGCATAGCGCCAACGTCAGCCATCTCTTGTTTTAAAGCTGGACTCCACTGCTCACCAGAATAGAATTTATAATTCTCATTTAATTGAAGAATATATTTTTTTCTTACCTCTGAATCACGCGCATACTCATAAAGATCAGTGACATCTTGCAATGTTTTCTGTTGCCCAATAGTTTGTGTTATCATTCTAAAAACTCATCGTTTAATTCGTTCAATGTATCAAAATAAATACTACAATCAAATTTTTGACTAAAGCCATTTGAATGACAAATTAAAGAATCTCCATTTAAAAGCTTTAGGGGCGTAACTTCTTGATTTTTACTTAGTAATGATAACAAATTCATACTTTGATTTGTTTCTATTAATGAGTTATACATTTGATAAGATTGTTGTATTGGGTCTTCGAGCAAGGCAACCGTATATAAATTCATTCTTATACTAGGTACCGTAATATCACTTTTATTACATATTAAAACTCCCCAAACAATTGTAGTTTTTTCCACCGATAATATTACCGTTTTTTCATCGCTTAAATTCGTAAATAACCTTCTTCCAGGAGTATAAAACCCAACAGTCATATCACTCCCCTAAAAGAGGCTTATACTCTAAAGAAATTTTGTCATATATTTCCTTAAACATAGCCTTTTCTTCGTCAGTAATAGGTTCTTTGTTGATTTTCTTAACATAGTAACAATGTACGGCTGTAAGAAGAGCCTTAAGTAACTCTTCAAAGGCCATAGCTTTAGCTGTATATTGTCTTGATTGCCAAGAATCTTTTAAAGATAATGTCTTTTGTTCTTCCATAAATCTACTTAGGTAAATGATCTCTTAATAAAGTAACTTGTTTGATGATGTCATCATAAAGTTCTTTAAGTGAATCGCAGGCATGAGAATAAGAATCGTTAACATCGCCGTTATAATTAAATATCTGCGATCCATTTTGAAAAGCTAGTTGAGCATCAATATTAAATGCTGATACCAATTTTAATGCTTCGCGATTTGTTGATATTTTCATATATTTATACGTCCTTAAAAATTTAGTTTGTATTAATATACTAACTTTTTCTAGTAGAAAAAGCTAGTATAAAATTAAATCTTAAATTATATTTTAATTATTTTTTTATTATAATGCATCAATGTCAGCCCTAATTTCAACTAGAACTGCTTTTTGTGCGGTATAATTATTTATCTGCGCTTCATAGTTTGATACATTAGTTGCTTCGTCTAATATCCTCGCTTCTGCATCTGTTTTTTGTGATTCGAATTGAGCTATTACAGAATCTAGTTCTGATATTTCTGCATCAATAGTATCTAATTTTTCTTGTTTAGTGCTCATAAAGTTTCCTTTTTTAAGTTGTTATGTTAATAATTAAACGTCTCACCGTTATTGTTCTATTAGCGCTAGATATAGCAGCCCATACTTCAATGTAATCATTTGTTGCCATGGATGTTCTAGCGCTTAAAGAATAAGTCATTGAAGAGTTGTCAGCAGATTGCGATATTCTAGATTCGCTTATCTGCGTTCCATTCTTATAAATTGCAAATTGAACTTCATCATTGTTATTACCGCTATGTGCGGCGCTCAAGCTTACGCTAATAAAAGCCATGACTGTTGATGTGCCTGTATAAGTAGCTCTATTCGACGCAGGCATAGTAAAGTTATTTAGATTAGCGCTTGTTGTTGTCCCGCTAACTTTAACAAATACGTTGGCTGTTGTAGTGGTGGTACCAACGCCATTAGTTTGCATAGCGACCGTGGCACCTGGCCTATTAATAATAGCAGCGTCTACATATCCTTTTGTTGCTACTTGTGCCGGCAAAGTAGGATCTAAAGCTAAAACAGTGGAATTAAAAATTACACTACCATCAAATATAGCATTTGAAAATTGAGCAGCGACATTAACTGTAAATACAGGTACATTTAATACTAGTGCGACAGAATGCACATCTGTTGTAACATTGCTACTATTGACTAATTGGAATTTGTATATTCCTATTCCAGATGTATTAGTAGATGTTAATTCGTGATAACTCCTATAGCCGCCGCCAGCAGAGTTTACTAACGAGATTGCTACAGATGAGGGAGTCCCTATAGTAGGGCTAAGCGTATTAACAATTTTATTATTTACATTAGAATTGGCGCTAAAATTCCAAGTTTGAGTAGCGCCAGTTATTGGCACAACGTTAGCTAAACTTGTAAATATAGGATTTGATATGCTGTTTACGCCTGTAACAGCTCCAGTTAATGTAATAGGAGTGCTAGCAAAAGCTGCAGTTATATCGCTTCCTATAGTAGTATCTACATATAATTTAGTAGCTAAGTGCTCATCAGCTGTTGGAGTTTGCCCTGAGGCTGTAGAATTAAAAGTTACAGGGCCATAAAAGGCACTAAATTCTATTCCAGCTTGGTTAAATATATTTCTTCCATTAAAATAACTATATGCTGAATAAGTAATTTCAGGAATACCTCCGCCATTTATAATAGCAGACCAGGCATCAATTGAGGTATTAGATGAGTTAAGTAACTGTAATTTTAATTGCCCAATATTTGCTATGTCGCCAGAGTTATAAATATATTTGAATACATATCCAGCGTTTAGATTGTTTAATAAGCGTACACTATGCGTCACTGGATTCCCTACGGAAGGAGTAGCAGAGTTTTTGATATTTAATAAAGTATTAAGATCGGTATTTCCAAACACTAAAGACTGAGCTGCCGACGCAAGATTAAGGGTGCTAGATAAACTAGTATTTATTATTGTAGATGCGGCCCCAGATCCACTAACGGCCCCAGATAACTGTATATTATAATTACTTATCGTAGTATCTACATAATCCTTGTTAGCAGCATGCCCAGCGGTTGTAGGGTCCGGGACATCTATTGTTCCATAAAAAGTTGTGGGCCCATGAAAAGCAGCTAAACCTATGCCCCCCTGATTAAAAATATTATTTCCATTTAAGTTAGTAGTGCCATATGAAGTAACGACAGGCACGCCACCGCCGTCTACACCAAAAGTCATTAAATTAATAGCTACATTACTGTTGTTAATTATTTTTAAATCAAGAGATCCTAATCCAGCTGAGTCGCTAAGTTGATAAGTATGTACAAACCTAAAGCCTCCATTTGCAGAATTTTTTATATTGAATGTAGTCAAGGAATTATTACTTATCGAAGGCGCTTGGTTATTAAATAATGTAAAAGTAGAAACAAAATTACTATTATATTGAAATGTTTGTGTAGCGCCATTAACGACTACGGTAGCGGGCAACTGTAAAGAAGTATTAATTGTGCCATTAACAGTGACATCATTGCTAAATATAGCGTTTCCGTTTTGATCAAATGAAAGTATAGTGCTGCCAGTTTGGTCATCATTAATAAATCTAGAAAGCTTATAAACTCCGCTTGTATCACCGCTAGCAGTTTCCTGAGTCCACCTAAATCCACCTAAATTATTATTTCGCGTTTCATATATTATTTTATTTGCCGCCCCATTAGCAACAGCAGCAAAAACGTTGTTTACTTGTATTTTTGCAACGTTCTGTGTAAAATTATATGATTGCGTTGTGCCCGGGACGTCTAAAGATACGCCTATTCTTTCAGCTACTAATTGTATACCAGCCATTTATCTAACTCCTCCTCCGAATAATTGCCATAAAAATAAAAAATTAATACCGTCTTGTGCCTTTTGCTCCATTTCGGTCCAGGTAGAAGCCGAAAAAGTAGCTAAGTTAAAAATTCTATAGTCGCCAAAATCCACATCGCCACCAGCTGGAATATTCTTTAACAAACAAGTTGGCCCCCTTCTTGTAGTAAATATATTATTTACTGCTGGATCACTTTCAATAAACCCTTCCATACGTAAGTTATCTAACCTAAGTTGTAACCCAGCTATAGCAGAAAAGATTGTTACTATTTGCCCTTGTATTATGGCAAGAGCTGCCTCAATTGCTGTAATTTGTCCTTGTATTACTGTGATCTCCCCTTCGATTACCACTAATTCGGCTTGAATAGCCGCTATTTCAGCTTGTATTTCTGTGATTTGCCCTTGGATCTCAGTTATTGTTTGTTCTATCTGCGTTATTTTGTTTTCGGCAATAGTAAGGTCATCTGATTCTACGGGGCGATTATTTCCATCTCCTCGGCGTATTTTTTTAAAAGTCAAATCTACCTGATTTTCTGGATATATTTTTTCTCTATAGCCAAGCTCATCGTCTTGCGTACCAATAATAAGGTTCTTATATAGTAAGCCAGTTATCTGCGGGCGATTATCACCATCTCCAGTAATAAAATGCCCCTTGGGGACGTCAGGAAGGTTTTCAAAATATATCGTTGATCTAAAACCTAATTCATTGTCTTGTGTGCCTATAATTAGGTTTTTATACAAAAGCCCAGTTTCTTGCGGCCTATTGCTGCCATCGCCAATCCAAAACAGCCCCTTAGTCAAACTTGGCATGTTTTCTATATAAAAAGTTTCTCGGAAAGAAAGTTCGTTATCTTGGTTGCCTATAATTATATTTTTGTACAGTAACCCGGTATCTTGTGGCCTATTGCTACCGTCGCCCATCCAAAACCTTCCCTTTGATAATTCTGGAAGATTATCTATGTATATAGTCTCACGAAACCCTAATTCGTTGTCTTGAGTTCCTATAATTAGATTTTTAAACAATAAACCAGTATCTTGAGGACGGTTATCGCCATCACCTAACCAGAACCTTCCTTTAGTAAGAGCTGGAAGATTCTCATGGTAAATCGTTTCTCTAAAACCAAGTTCATTATCTTGCGTGCCTATAACCAAGTTCTTGTATAACAACCCCGTTACTTGCGGTCGGTTATTGCCGTCTCCAAGATAAAAATGCCCCTTTAAAAGATCAGACATGTTTTCAATAGGCAATCTATCAACTTCGACTGGTCTATTAGAACCAAAATTTAAAGGATCTTCAGTAATAGTAACTGCTTTACCCAGCCAAAACTTGCCTACAGCAAGATCAGGTAAATTACATCTTTGAATTGCCAAAGTAGTAGTGGGCTCTCCTAATTTTAAAGGATTAGCCGACCCGGTATATAGATTATAAGCACCGCCTAAGCTAAGAGGATTCGTGGTAAAGAAAGATGGAAGGTTGTCGAGGCTTACCCTTGGCACCATAGCAGCCTTGTTATTTTCATCGCCAACAAAGACATACTTGTTAGTTAAAGTTAATGAAGTAGCGTCAATGGTTGTTTTAATCTCCACAATACCTTCATGGTTAAACATAAATCCATCATCAAGATCTTCTAATACTTGAGCGTTTTCCAGTTCTGAATTGGGAAACCCTATAACAAAAGAAGCATCGCGTAATATATTATAGTGTTGTCTTAAATTGTTTAAGTCTAGCTTTAAATCAATTAATGCGGCTGATGGAGTTGCTACGCCAAATTTGTCTCCAACTAACACGTAATCTTTAGGGCATAACACCCTACCGGTTACAGGAGATATAAAAGTGTGTAATATATCAAACTTCATGCGTCTAACCTCGCAAGAAACGTTGAAATATCTTGGATATTTTCATTGAAATGAACGTCAGTTACATCGCGTAGATATTGAAAAAACTCAGGTGTAGAGTTATCAAGTTCCGTATCCTCATTAGGATCAAAGTTAGGCTGGAATCTATACGTATATAAATTATCTAACGTATAATTAGATTCTAATTGCATATTAAACGATATAGCCTCTTGATTGCCTACCATAGCTACACTAAATAATTCGTACATCTGTACTAAGGCGTTATCATTGCTTGGAGTTATGCCGCCTATATTGCCAGGGGCTTGGTTTTCAAAGCCATAAGCTCCTAGGCCAGTTCCAAGAGATAAGACAACAAATCGATCCGCTCTTTGCTTTAGCATCTTGCCTAAAGTCAATCCAGCATATGAAGGGTTATTTTGAAATATACCGCCATCTACATACTGACCATTATTCAAGATAATAGATGGCAAATAAATATTAGGCGCTGCAGTAGATAGAGCAACATTAGATATAAGTTCGTTTTGTCCTCTGTATTCAGCATAATTAGCATTAGAAAACATCACTGTTGTTTTATTGTCATATCTATATGATGGTATAACAGTGTTGGTTTTTAAATCTTGCATGGTTGCAGTGCCAAATAAAGTACGTATTCTGTTATACAAAAGGGCACTACCGTAATTACTTGTATCACTTACTGATTTATAAAGTTGATCATTTTGTGTAAGAATAGCTACTTTTTGTAGTGTGTCAGGTCTATTACTAGGAGTAGAGGCGTTGTTTGACCCAGTAGCAAAATCTAAAACGTTCCTTATGGTAAATACCCACTTTGCATCTTGTATGTAAAAATTTTCTATTTCTGCGGGGGTTTTTCCATAGGCATAAGCTAACGCATTGAGCCCCCCTACTGAAGTACCGCATATTACATCGAAATATTTCCATATATCTAAAGGATTGATTCCCCATAATTGAATAAATTTTTGAAGGAAATAGTTAGACATGAATCCACGTGTTCCCCCTCCGTCTAATGACAATACCCTTATTGTTCTTCTGCCCATACTACCTCTAAAATGCTCTAACTCTGCTATAATTATTTTCTTTGTGTAATCTATATTGGATTCTGTTCCGTGCTAAGTTAACCCCATCTAAAATCGCATATTCAAACGCATTCATTAAATGGTCGTTACCTTTCATAATCTTGCCTTTGTCATCGCGTGAGTACATTCTCCATTCTGCTAAAAACTTTTGGCATGTAGAAAATACCTTAAGCTTTCCATCGCGGATTCTGTCATACACTTCTGTGACAACAAATTCTTTCTTTTTACTAGTAGATTTAGTAAGATCTAACTGGATGCCGTGTTTATATTCTGTATACAACTCAAAGCAGCTTTCTCCACTACTCTGATTTGCATTATCTGCCGCAGGATCGCAAGCGCCAGGCATCCAATCCGCGCCCATTTGTTTTAAATAATATGAATGCTGACTAGGGGTTCTTTCGTTAGCCGAATATTCACCGCACACATATATAGTGTCATTATCCCGGTCAATAGCTATAAATGCTGCTGCAGTAGGTGCATTCCATCCTACATCTAACCCGTAACATCTATGCCAATGCTCTGGTATTTCAAACGGCATCGTAACAAATAATGATTCTGGAATTTGATAAACTAGCCCTGACCCAATACTTGGTATACCCTTTTCTCTAGCTTCTAATTCGTGAGGTTTTAAAGTAGCTTTATAAAGAGATATAGACTCTTCTGAGAGATAAGGATTATCAGCCCACGAAGCTTGTATAAAATACTTTCCGTTTTCTATTGTCTCGGGCTCATTTTTTATCACTTCTTTGCTTTGCTCGTTTTGAAGATAATAGGCCATCATTTCAGTATAACCTTTAAGCGGCGTAAGAGTAAGTATCATTCTCCCTTGCCCCATACCATCTACGTCGGCTAAACGTATTACACATTCGGTATATATATCTTTAGGAGGCTCTTCGTCTAAATGTATTACATGGCATCTTTGGGCTTGAAACTTTTCTCTACCTTGCTTATAGGATTTGAAATAAATAGACGATAATCCTCCGGAAGAATGTTTGATGTGAGCATGATCAATTGCGCCATTTACTCCTGCCATTTTTGACTTTTTAACTATAAGCTCATGATGTATAAGCCCATTTTCTAATAAACCATTTTGGCTATATCCGCCAATTAAGTTTTTTTGTAATATATCTCTAGTGGTTTCGTAATTAACCGAAGCTACCCAACAAGTAATTGGGTGCGTAAATTTATGACCATTCCACCATGATGGATAATTTCCAGTAAGGTGCATAGCTACTTCTAGGCTTCCACAATAAGTTTTGCCTGTTCTATTACCAGCCAAAAATAATCTTTCTATTGCGGCTTTACCAGCGTTATGAAATTTTTCCTGCTTACCATAAGGTTTATAGAATAAAAATCTTTTTTGATACTCAGCTAATAAGGAGTTGGTGGAATGTTCCATGAAAGAAGTTAAAAATTTTGATCTAATTATAACTTATTTAAGTGAATAAGAAAACAAGTTATTAAACTGTTATTTGTTTTTTTATACAAATTACAGTTGACATTTTGTAATGCAATGTAATATAATTCAATGCATTGATGCATTAAGGGAATTTATGACAATTTTACAAATAATAATATTGGCAGGAGTTCTTGCTTATATATTTATCAATTTAAACCAATTAAAAGGAAAAAAAAATGAGTTTGAAATAGGCAATTCAATATTGAGCCGCGATATAAACAGATTGCAAGAAGAAATAAATCAATTAGATAATAAAATACGTGAATTAAGAAAAAAAGTTCATGTTGAACACATTTGCACCATGTTATTTAGTTTTGAATTAGCAGATATTTTCTTTAAAAAAAAGATAATAACAAGAACACAATTTGATGAATTAATCAAGAGATGGCACATAACAGAAGAAGAATATATTGATGGTAGTTATAACTTATCAAAAAAAATTGATATTAACGGAGAAAAAAATGACACAATTATGTTTAAGAGTACCAGATAAACTTGGTGAGGCTTTAGCTTTAATGGCTAAACAACAAGATCGATCAAAGTCGTATATAGTAACTCAAGCTATTAAAGCTTATTTAGAAGAGTTAGTAGAGGATGAGCTAGATTATAAAGCCGCTCTAGAGGCAGAAAAATCAAATGAAGGAAGTGTTTCTTGGGAGCGGGTAGCTCAAGAATTGGGATTAAGGTAGTAGAGTGATGTGGAATTTAATAATTAAGAAGTCCGCACAGCAGACGTTAAAAAAGCTTAGTATTGATACATGTAAGATAATAGATCATTACTTTCAGAATAGAATTATACTATCGCAAGATCCTACCATATATGCAAAACCATTGCGCAATGATCTAAAGGGCTTTTGGCGATTCAGAATAGATAAAGTTAGGATTATATGCAAATTTGATCGAGAAAATAAAATAATAACAATCTATACTATAGGACATAGAGAGGATATATATGAGTAACAACATAACTATGACTATAACTAGGCGTATGAAAACAACAAAATAAGGCTTGGGGGATTAGTTCAAGCCTTATGCTCATAGGAAATAACAAGCAATATAATTGTACTAAATAAAAGGTAAATTTGATAGGGGATTTTTAAGAAATGTTCGGTCAATAGGATATAAAAAGGCGTTATGTATGAATAGTATACTAAATCAGCACAGAGACAGTATATCAATCTGATGACCATGACAATAATATGGTTAACAAAAAACTATTCATACATGGGGTCATTATAACATCAATATTATTGTTGACAACATCATTTTTAATGATAAGATGAACTTATATCTTACCACTTAAAAGCCCTTCCAAAAAACATTATTACGCGTAAATACAACGATAAAAAAATCCAACAAAAAAAGTTCTATAACTTACATTATGGAAAGTGATCATAAGTTATCAGGTAGTTTATTAAGATTTTAATGCAATGTTAACTATAATTTTTGTAGTCTTTTTGGTATTCTTTCATTAATTCCTTAACAAGTTCATTCGTCATAAGTGATTTAATTTCCTCTAATGCATCTTTAGCGCTTAACGCTGTCGCAAGAAGCCTATCCCAATCTTCACCCCTATAATTTAAATCCTCGCCTACTTGATCAACCTTATCTTGTATATGTTTTAAAAGACCTCTAACTTTATTTACCTGCATCGCTTATAGCCTCCATTATCATATTATATATATAGCCTTTATTTTTTATTGTGATTTCCATATGTTCATCCATACTAATAGCAAGTACCATTTCACTTACTATTTTAGCCCTTTGTTCTATTGGAAGATTATCCAACTTAATATAATCTTCTTCTGTCAGACCTAGCGCTTCTAATACTTTGTCAGTCATTTGTTTATCTCTTTATATAGATCTTCAGTTAAAAACTCATCTATTTCATTAATCTTGTTATTCATTGTCTTTAAATCATTTTTAATAAAACCAATAGCTGCAAACAATATAGTAAAGATAATAGTGCTGAAATATACGATTAATGGTAAGTATTCAGTCATCGGTTTCTCCTTGTTTATCTTACAAACGCTCGATAATAAAAAAATAAAAAAATAATTGTGTCGCTAGTGCTCCATTCGTAGTAATTCGCTAAAAATTTAAACGCTGCAAACTGCACTACAAAAAGCGTCATTTCGCATATAAAAACTATGAACTCCTCACTCATTGCTTTCTTTCTCCTGCATCTTCTTATCTAACCTCTTTTTAAACTCTATAAGCTCTTCGTCTGTATATAAGTCAGTTAAAGTTACTTCTTCTTTTGCTATCTTGTCACCAACTTTCACGCTATTTAGTGTCTTTAAAGCATTAAGGATCTCTTCTTGGCTAAAGTCTTCAAACTTAGCTAATCCTTTTATAAGGGCCTCGATTATATCATCAGGTCCAGAAATGTCTTTAGGTAATTCAATAGATTGTACTTCTTGATTTATATTTGCTGGCGCATGGTATTTATACCATAATTGGAAAGCCCACGCTTCACCAGCCTCCATCGCGGCCTTAACTTTATGATAGACATATTGAGAGTCTTCAGCCGCTATTTTCTTTAGTTCTTTATAAACAGAAGTACGTTTATCAGAAGTTCCTAATGGTCTTCCTGCCGGGTTTCCTGATTGTCCTTTTTTAAACGCCATACATTTATTAATTTCTTGATGTTTTCTTAATGTTTACAGTATATATAATATATTTCAATCTATGTAATCCTAAATGTCCTTGACTCTACGTTTTTAACAAATTTATTATATAAGTCAATGTGATTTTCTTTAAAAGCATTGGTATCGAATAACCTTTTAGTTGAATTTCTCCAGACGATTAGGCTTTTGCCTTCTTCATCTTCTAGTATTTCGTTCTCTTCCATAGTTTGCATTATATATGCTTTAACAGTATTAAGTCTGTGTTCAATGTTCTTTTTATCTTCTTCTAATAATTTTAATTCCTGAACAGCGTTTTTCATGATGTCATTAGCTTTTAAAGAAGAAGCTAGGTTTGCTTTTGTATATACTTTTTTTACTTCTTCTAGGTTTTGTGGTTGCGGAGGTATTTTTTTCAATACGTGATTATTCCAAAAATCAACAGCTGTTTTTCTAATATATTTTTCATATTCTTCATCGCGATAATAAGTGAACTGTGCATATTGCCATTGATTAAACAATACAGCTACATCAACATATTCACAATCAGCAATAGCAGCATAATGAGCTACCTGAGTTCTGTAATACGCTGGTATTACATTACCCCATGAAAAAGGATTCATTTTTGAGCTTTTAGCTTCTACTATAACGTTCCTATCTTTAATTTTAGCATCATAATGAGCAATAAGGCATGAATATTGTTTATCCCTTTCCATTTCAAGCCCTATCTCAAGCTCCGCTGAATTTCTGTCAGAATATTCTTTTAGCACGTATTCTTCTAGCTTCCTTCCGCGCTCCATATTATCATTTTGCTCATATACAATTTCATCGGCTACTTTATCAAAGTATACATCTAAAGCAGTTTTCCAAGGATTTATTCCAAGTATTGCAGAAATGTCACTTCCACCAATTCCAGTTTTTCTATCTAATAAAAATTGTTCGTTGTTCATACTTCCCCCTAACAATCAACAAATATAGCTGCATTAAAACCTTTATCTTCATATGTCTTGATAATCTCTTGCGTAAGCATGAAGCTATATCCCTTTTTAACAAAAACTTTAACCACTTCCTTATTAGGATTAACCCTACTCAAGGCGTCACCTAATACATAGCTAAAATCACTTTCTTTAAAGTTACTACAATTCTTCAAAATATCATTTTTTACAGAATAAAATGTATCAGAGAAGGTTGGTTTTTCAACTGACAGTTGCAAATCTACCTCACCTTTGCTGCTATTCTTCTCTTTTAGTTTTTCTATCGCGGAGTTTGATTTAAAAACTATTTTTTCTATATGGTTCCCATAGATAGATCTAACTTCTCTGGAAATTATAGCTTTACTTGCCTCTGGTATTGTTAGCTCATTATGAAGAACAAAAAGAATAGCTTTGTGCTCTTTAGTCATCGTTTCCGTGTAATCCCAAATTTGAGGTTCTTTTACATGGCTTAAGTTCGACAATAATTCATGAGCTATCTTTGGCGATAGTACAGATGCTAATTTGCGTTTTAGATGCTCTTCTTTGCTCGTTCCATAGGATAACTCAATGTTAGCTAGGAATTTTTCAATGTTATCGTTAGTAGTTTGTTCTTCTGTCATATTAATCCTCATAGTAAAGTTTTCGCTATTGATCACGCCCTTAGTTCTAAGCTCGTTACGTATTACGCTTCGAAAGTATTTTAAGAATATAGTGCGGTTATAAAAAATATTGTTTGGCTTAAGCTTTTGAAGCTTTTTAAGCAATTGATTCATGAAGTTACAAGAGTAATCCCTATCCGTATCAAGTCTAATTTTATACGCCTCGTCTTCAGAGATTGGATCTATCTCGATGAGCTTAAGAGGAACTGTTATTAATTTACCCTCTTCTTCTGCTGCTAAATTAAAAAATTTAGATAATTGAGATTGTGTTTTTTTAGGGGTAATTGAATTCTTTTGTATATCTAGTTTATCTAGATATTTTTTATTATTATTATCATATATATATTGTGTGCTACTAATTTTAGTCCGCATTTTTGCGGAGTATTCTGAGTTAGAAGAAGTAGTATTTTTGATCTTGATATCCAATTCTAGCCTACCTTTTTCAGTAGGTTCGAAATTTAGAATATTACGCAGCTTTTTATTGTTTACAACTAAACTACTAATAAGTGATATTTTTACTATTCCAGCGTCTTCTAATTCATTAAAATAACGCTTTATTTGATCATGCGATCTATCTAGCCAAAAGATAAAATCCTTAAATCTAGCTTTGCGGTCTTTTTCTATTACGTACTTTAAATATGGAAGAACTTTTTGCGCACCATAACTAATATTAATACCATCAGATATTTTTGTAATATTAGCCCAGCTATTATAAAACTTTGTATAAGAACGTATAGATGTATCAACATTTACTTTAGTCTGCATAAATTTTCTCTCAGGTTGAAAAAAAGTACTTGCAAACCTTAAGTAATTTTGATATACCTAGGTTTGCTTGGTTTATGAAACATGAAGATTTATTAGGAAATAAATTGGAGTAATTCATATACTATGTATTTAAAATACTCCTTATCTATACAACGAGGATGTTTTTATTAGTTTGTACGTCAATATTGGAGAAACGTTAGCTAATAATTTTAGCGAATAGTGGCTAACGTTTCTTTGCTTTAGAAGAACACTTCTTTTTCTTTTTAGCTTTCATATACTTAAATAGCTATTACTATTTTAACACTATATAAATTTTATAGTTATATATCAAGCTAAAAGTTTAAATTTTATGCAATTTTTTCAATATTTAGTTCAAACACAATAATAACGCATTAAATAATTAATTACTTAACTCCCGTATCTATACATGTTTCATTGCAACTTTAATTGAATGCCCGTTGGTTGTCAACTTATTTTATTTCGGTTTATAGTCCGTATTAATAAAAAAATCTATTGTAAATAAAGTTATAAACTGCTATTTTTTTAAAAAATTTAAAAGTGTTTTCAGAAAACTATGACGATAAAAAATAAAGAATTGTTACTACAAGCAATAGATGGTTACTATTGTTACCCTAAGAAACAACGTTTGCTTTTAAAGGCGTTCATTCAAATAAGCGTTGGATTAGAAGCAAATATTGATAACAAAACAATGCTCAAAATACTAGGTATAAAATCAATATCTACATTAAATGTTTATATAAATAACCTTTTATCTGATAAAGCAATAACAAAGAATTATACAACAAAAAGAATAAGCGTAAGAAAATTTATAATTAATCAAGAAAAAATGGATCAAATAATAGAATTCTATTTTTTGCAAGAAAATATCGCCTTATCAAGTAAATAATTCGAAATATAATTCGTTTTTTAATACAAAAAGTGTTGACATCGAATAAAATCAGTAATATACTCCTGGTTACAAACTAATACGGAGTATATTCATGACTAATATTTTCAAAGACTTTTTCACTTCACATATCAAAGAGAAACCGGAATTTATTTTAAAAGATAATCAACTGACGGAACCTACAGATAACAATTGCACTACTTTAGACAGTGTGTTATTAGAAATGCCCAATCATTTGTTAAATATGCGGTTAGAAATTGCAAAACAAGAAAATGATTACATAGGCAGCTGGGAAATAGAAACAATAAAAAAAGCTAGATTTTATAATATACCATATAAACCCAATGATATCGACTGGTCGGATTTAGAAAATAGAATAATAGAATATGAAGCAATGTTACAAAGAGCAGAGGAATTAAATTTTGACTGGGATTTGGCAACCTATGAACCAATCGCATTAGCAAGCGCAATAGAAGACTGCGAAATGGATAATAATAGATCGTGGTATTATAATTTTTTATATAAAATTGGGAATAAAAAACATGCTTAAAACATATTATGCTGAATTCGCTTACATAAAAAAAACTTCTAAATATGTAAAATATTATTTTAAAAATGTAAGAGACGGCTCAGATGTAGCAGTAAAACAATTTATGTGGGTAAAGTTTTCTGATCTAACCAATGTCATAAATGACCTTAAAGTTGGCGATGTTATTTTATTTGATGCTTATATCACCCACAGTCCAAATTATTTTAATAATTTTAAATTGATTAAACCACACAATATTAGGACGTACCAAAATGACCAAAATAAAATCATATGAATTTGATAAAGATATTAATACTTTTATTACTAACAAAATAGAATTTGCTAGAAAGGTACAACAAGTTTCAAAAAAAGATATAGCGAAAATCTTAAATATATCTTCGCAGCAAGTGCATAAATATTGTAAAAACATTAATAGAATATCAGCTGCTAAGCTTTTTGCGCTCTCAAAAGCTATTAATGTCCCTATTAATTTTTTCTTTCCAACGGAAAAAAAGTTGACAAATATAGACTACGACGTAGAGGCCTTACAAATTACATTCGAGCAATTTTCTAATGATCAAAAACTTGAGTTTATAGTTTATTGCCTTGATGCATTAGCGCAAACACCCAAAATATACGAGGAGGCACAAAAATGACTAAAGAAATAATAATACCCCAAGAGATAGAAAAACCCACTACTGCCATTAGTGAAATTCAAACCGAAGCTGGAAAAGAAAAGCAAAACCCTCACATGGCATTAATAGATTCTAGGCAGAGCATGATTCTGCCTTTGCTTAATGACGACATAAAAAGGTACCAAAAGTTACTAAGATCATATATATTTGAAATATACTCTAAAGACGATCTTAAAAATTGTAATGCAAAATCTATTTTAGATGGATTTGTTAAAATATGCGAACTTGATCTTGAACCTTCTGCATCATTGGGCAAGCTATACTTAATAAACTACAACGGGCAAATGAACGTTCAAGTGGGCTACCAAGGGTGGTTAGAACTTTTATGGCGTAGTCCGCAAGTAGCTAATGTCTATTCAAATGTAGTTTACGAAGGAGATGAATTTCTTGTAGAGTACGGAAATAATAACAAATACAAACACGTCCCCGCTTTTGCATCAGATGAAATAAAGCTAACTTATGCTGTTGTCAAATTCAAATCAGGCGACATTCAGATACAAACTGCTAAAATGGATGAAATATTAAAATCAAAAGCTGCGTCCAAAGGCGGAAATTCATCATATTCGCCATGGAATAAATACTTTGACTCTATGGCTAAGATAGTGCCAATGAGAAAAATCTCGAAGAACTTAGCTCTTGCTATTAAATGCGATGATGAGTTTATAAATGAGGAAAAAGAAAATGGATAAATATTAACATGCTACTTATACAATACTTATTAGGGCTAATAACTTTAAAAATTTACGATGCTAGTATTATGTTTTACTTAATATTTTGTATAGTTTTTTTAGTATTGCTTTATAAAAAACTAAAAAATAACTAATTATTAATCTATTTATGCTATACTATCTTATGTATAGATAAGAGGATTAAATGTTTAAAAATATAATATGTTTTTTGACTAATAAGTTTGTATTAGTCTGTTTGTTGATTGTAACTTCTTTAGCTTCAATTAAGATTTATGGAGCTGATAACTTATACGAAGAAATTAGCGAGACTATAATTACTTTTATGACTGGGAAAGAAATAGATATCAGCTCAGATAAAATAAAAGACGAAGAAAAAGAGATATACGATTTATTAAGAAAGGAACGCCATATCAAACATTAAATTTCGGTTATAGTGATTGGAAAAAGAGATTCTACTAATCTCTTTTTCAATTTATAATTTTCAGTCTTAAAACCTTTGACATCTTCAATTGTTACATTATTATCGCTCCAGAATACTAAAAAATCACAAACATATTTTGAATTCCCTGGTAAATGAAATGGAACTTGACGAAGAAATAATATTATTTTTCCTGCTTCTCGCAATATTTTTAATTCATTGTAGCGCTTTGCTTCTTTTTTAGAAGCAAATTTGATATTATCACATTCAGTTTGCTTAGCTTTAAATTTATGCTTCAGCATTAAATAACTCTCCTTCAGCGTCTCTTCTTTTTTGGAGACCTTTAATAATAATGCCATTAGCTTTATTTACTTGAGAAAACTCACGCCAAGCTGCTTTATAATTACCTTGATTTAAAAACCATCTTCCTTTACTACGAAGAAAATTGCCGCCGCCCCAATTATAAACAAGGCTAACAAGCGCATCGAATTGATTTTGTGATAAAGGAACATGTACACCTTTTGTAATAGTAAATATAGGAGCTTTGAGATCTTCTAATAATACACGCTCTGCTTCTTCTTGGGTAATTTTATTTTTATTTATATCATTTTCGTGAATAACGTGCCCATACCCAATAGTTTTTTTTCCAGCGGGGCAAATATACTTTTCAGAACGAAAGCCCTCAAATTTTTTGATGATATCGATTCCTTTTTGTGATATATTCATAAATAATATATTAAAATATTAGCATGAATTTAATCTTACAGTTTATTATCAATAATGTAAAGTATTTATATGTCACAATATTGTCTTTCTTTGGCATATTACTAATAAAAAAGAATAATAACCTTGAAAAAGAAAACCTAATATTAAAAGAAGATAACAAAAAAAAAGCAAAAGTCCTAGAGGTTCAAAATGAGGTTATACAAATCACTAAGAATACCAAAGATGCTACTATTGTTGATATCGCTAACAGGATGCGCAAAGGCAAATTTTAAAATAGATGATACCCCTCTAATACTTCCAGATATGCCTATAGCCGGGAGCGCTGTAGCAGAAGAATTACAAAATGCTTGCGTGACAGAAAACGATTGCAAGCATTTAACTAGTTGGCTTAATGATTTATACAGATTTAGACTTCAATATATAATTTATCAGCATTATTTAGCTGGAGAGAAATTTAATTCGTCAAATTTAATAAATAGGGTATGTATGCCTTGGGATGATTGTAATGAGTAAAGAAGAAATAAAAAAAGATGAAAGTAGCCCCCTATATCAAAGTGACATTGATTACGCAGCATATACCAATAGCGCAAAGCATGAGCCAAAGGAAGCTTTTGAAATAGGGGCAGATATACCAAGCGACAACGAAACACCAGCGCTAGCGGTAGTTTATGAAGTTGCGCCTAAACGAAATTATAGCAAAAAAAAGGCTTGTTTATTTGCTATGAAAGCTATTCCTAGTGTGATAATTGGCGCAGGTACTGGAATGGCTATGACTCCTATATTTAATCACTTAGTCAAAGAATCCGAAGTTTTTGGGCAAGATATCCATAAAAACGATTATGTGTATGCAATATCCAGTTTAAATACAGTGTTAATTTATTCAACTACCGCGACACTCGCATCTTATTACTATTTTAAAAGCAGCTCATTAAATACCACGTATACAAGCAATTGCACTAAAACTTTAATTTATGGCGCAAAAATATGCGGTTCAATGGCCGCCTTAATACCTTTATCATTACTATGGGGCGTTGAGCTGCAAAACCAAAATCATTCTCATTCATCTGGATTTGATCAATTTTTAGCTTGGGCAACATTTACAACCCTGCCTTTAATTCTATACAAATCAATTGACTCCTCTAGAAGTATAGATAAAATTTACATCAATAGAGATAATATTAATTTGAATAGTACTGGCGCAAAAGCCTTTGTATATACTCCTATTGCAATATCTTTAGTAGGTAGATTTATAGCTTATGGATATGCAAGCTATAATATGTGTAAAGCGCTCGGCCTTGATGATACGAGCTCAATGGCCTTAGGAGCTATAGGAGGATCATCTGCTGCTATTTCTACATCAGTGTTAGAATACAACGCATTAAAAAGCTTATTTAAAAAACATTCAGAATATAATTGCAAAAATGTTGTTGGTGGCATTTTTTCTGCAATAGAAGGGGCTTGGTTAGCAATACCAACGGTATCGGTAGGCCTTGCGGCGATTTCTGGGTGGAATCCATTCGTTAAAGCTACGATATTTGCTCCGCTATTCTTTACAGATACCGCGTTGCAAGCAAGTAATATATACAATGCTGGAGATGATTTCGATTCTTCTGTGGTTGGTCTTTGTAATACTATACACGATGAATGATAAATGATGAAACTAGAGCTAATAATCAATGTAATTGTTAAAAACTGGAACTTCATTAAGACAATAATAATTTTATTATTGTTATCTCGTTTACTTAGTTTTGAAACGGATAAAATAGCTTTAGTTATCGAATTATTGGGAAGTTTTGTGTTTTTATTAGGTGAAAATCTATCCGTAAAACACATACAACATGAAACAGACGCTACAGATCATCATTTAAATTAACATCCTATCAAAAATATAAATTGATTGACATGTTTTCAATTATACGTATTATCAACAAGCCGGTGTTTTAATCACCATAACGACGACGGTAGTCCCGGTTAACTTATTTTTTTTCATTGTTCTTTATGAATTATGCTAGGGGTCTTCTATTATAAGCTACCATAGTGAAAATAGAAGGCATGATCGTCGTCATGATTAAAACCCCTAGCGCCAATTGAGGGGGAATGATGAATGAAGAGTTTGTTAGACGTATAATTATAGGTATATTTCTTTTACGTGGTATTATGCAAAATAAACAACAAACCAATTAAAATAAAATATATTATTAATTGGATATTAGTTGCTTATTTATGCCGTCAACTTGATGGCGCATTATTTCGAAGCGGCCTTATTGATATGATTATAATGTTATATATTAATATTTTTTAGAATTTTCACTTTTTTTCTCGTTATATTTGTTCTTTACTTTTTCAGTAAATTCTTTGCCAAATAACATATCAGACCCAAACTTAGCCGCTTCGGGCATAGCAGTATTAATTCCAAAATTAACTGCTTGATACTTAGTAGCAGGACTTTTTATAACTGTATTGGTTATATCTTTTGCGTTGCCAAAAAGTATTTGCATGAATCTTTTATCGTTCTTATTTTTAGCAGCCTTCACTAATTCGCGACTTACAGCAGGCCTAAGCATAACCTTCGCAAATAATTTTGGCGCAAAAAGTAAAGAAGTACCTTTTGCTAATCTTGTTGGATCTGCAGTAAGAACACCTGTACCTATTTGCGCCATGCCACTAAGAGCTACAAGGTTTTTTGCGGTACCAGGATTTTTCATATTTTCAGCAGTTCTAACAAAAGCTTCTGCTATATCTTTATTATCTTTTTTTATAATATCAAACCCTTCCCCAAATATTTTTCCTAAATATGTATCTTTTTTGGCACCAACGTTTTGACTAAAAAACTTTTGAAATCCCGCAGCGTTAAATTCGCCTAATTCTTCTCCTACAAAAACTTTGTTTGACGCTAATAAATCATAAGCTCTTGTTGCTTTTAGCGACCCCAATAATTCTTTTCCTTTAGGGTGTTTAGTTAAAACCTTTTCTAAGGCGTTTAATTTATCTACTGAACCAGTGAGATCATATAAGCCTATTTGCGCTTCGCCTTTTAAAATAGTTTTTGCTACTTCTGTTCTTGCTAAGTCTACGAATTCATCTTTAAAATATTGATTTGCAGCTTTATACTTCTGAAAATACTCTTTGCCAAAAGTACGTTCCAAATCTGACTCCAATCCATTTATAACGTTGTTTATTAATTTAGGAAGTCCTTCACCCGCGGCTTCTCCATCTCTTACTAATGCTTTGAGGTCTTGTAAAGTATTGGTAATGTAATCAATATTTGTGGTCTGCGTTTGTCCTTCTTGCGTTAAATCCCTAACAAGCCTATTAGCAGTACCAGCAACTTTGTTGCGCCAATTATATGCCCCTTCTATTGCCGAACCTGTAGTTTTATACAGATCCTTAGCAGCTTTTAATCCGTCTAACGGTTGTATGGAGTAATCAACCTTGGTTTGTCCGAATGCATCTGTTTTAGGTTTTATAGCGCCCTTAGCGTCTGCATATAACTGTGTTTTGATTGCTTCTCTCTGCGTAACCTCTTCTTGTAGCTTTTTTGTTACGTCTTGTGTAGCAATAGTTGCAGCAGACTGACCATCACCTGCTTTGTATCTTTTTCCTACTACTTCCTCCAAAGATTTTTCTATATCTTTTATAGTTTGTTCGCTTGCATTTGTTAAAGCTATATCTGTAACTTCCGTTCTTACTTTACCAAGGACACTCGCAAGACTATTCTTTTTTAATACTAAATCTGCAGGCACATCTTTAACCCCTTTGCGCTGTAAAGCCTCATATCCTGCAACGTCAACCTCAGATCCAAAAGCACTTAAAGTCTTAGCATTAGCTTTTGCTAGCAAATTTTTTACCTCGCCAGAAGTTACATAGTTTGCAACAGCGCGCGCGGACTTTGCGCCGTAATGTGGAATTGTGCCGCCAAATATAGAAGCTACAAACTGCCCTAATTCTCCAACTCCTTCTTGTTTTGCATACTCACCAGCCCCGCCCATAGCTGCAAATGATGCAGCGTTTTTTGCTGTAATAGGAGTATTGATTAAAGCGTTTAATTTTTGTACCCATGGTAATTTTGCAATTTTTCCCGCTTTTGTGGCTAATTTCACCGCTCCTCCACCTGTAGCAAAAGTAGCAAGGTCTTGCACTGTTTCGCCGGCCATATCCGCCACCCGTACAGATTGATCGTATCCAACTCCAGTATCCAAAGAATCAGAAGCGACTTTTGCAATCTTATCGTTCTGCCAAAAGTCATTAGCAACATTACTCGTTGCTTGTTTGTACTGCTGTTGTTCTTCAGGCGATACCATGCCTTGCGCTGCGATAGGGGTAGGGTCTAAATAAGAAGCTACCTTCGAAAGAGCTGCAACGCCAGTGTCGGCTACTTTTCCTATGCCTGTAGCGGCTCCTTTTATGAATCCTTGTGCTACATCCCCCCATCCTGCTTCGTCAAGTTTTGCGCCATTTTTTAACGCTGGCAACAAATTATTTGATGGGATTTTCCATACAGAGCTATCGGGGCCTTGAACCCTTACGCTCTCTCCTATGCCATCTAGCTTAGCACCATTTTCCATAGCAGGTAATAAGTTATTTGATGGTATTTCCCATCTGCTTCCGTCGGGGCCAAGAATTTTTACTTTCATTTAAGTCTTTCCCCCCCAAGAGATTCTATTAGGCTATTAAAGTTATTATTAGCAGGATTGGAATTATTGTTAATTCCAGATGATCTATTTTTGTTTTCAAGATAAGCTTTTTTAACTCTTTCCGCGTCATTTGTTCGTAATGATAAATAAGTGCCTACATCTTGATCTATGTTCTCTTCAAACCTTTTATCAAATAAATTAGTTGTTCGATCTTCATTATATGCGTCACGAATACGCTCATTCACTATTAAATTTTTTACAACGCGTGGCATCTCTTCATCTAAAAATCTTCTTAAAGCTTTTGGATTAGTAGCAGAACTTGTAAATTTACGTAATAACCTATCACCTTCACTTTGCCCTAATTGAGCTCCAAGTATAGGTTTTAATTGCTTCTCAAATTCTACGCTGCTTAGCCTCTCATAATCAATATTAGGCTCAAGATTAAATTGCTCAGCAAAATAACGATAAGCTTTAGTTTTTAAGTCACTACCAATAATATTTGGTGATTCTTCGATTATCTTATCCATTGCTTCGTAAGCCTTTAAAAAACCATTATTTGCATCTATTTTTGGCAATACAGTATCCTGAACGTATTTCATATTATCTTTAATTAAAGCGCGTGCTTCCGGTGAATTTTGAGCAGCTTCAGAAGTTCTTTTATATTCTAAATCTCCAATTTGTGCATTCCTATAATTAATATCGGCTTGCATGCCTTGGTTTTTAAGAGCGGCTCCTTGAAGATCATACTGATCCATTAATTCTGTTTTTTGATGTTTAAGTGCCGCGCCTTCAGATAACCCAGCCATAAACAATTTAGCTTCATCAGGCCCTACTAACTGAACAGGATCAATACCAGCCTGGTACATAAACTGCAATAAGTTTCTTCCAATTTCATCTCCTGTTTCATTATCAATATACCGCATTCTACCACCTTCTTGGCCCATATAATCACCTAAAGATGGATCTTTAATAGTATTTTTATAATTAATAAACAATGCTTTTGCTGCTTTATCGGCGGCTATTTTATCACCATGTAAATTTGCTTGAGATATGGTACTCAATAAAGGCATATTTTGTTGGAAAAAGGTACTTAGCTTTTGCTGTTGATTTTGCTGCTCTAGCATTTGTGATTTTAGTTGCATCTCAAGCTTTAATATGCCAGCCGTTTGCTCTTCAAGCCATTTTGTTTTTTCAGCGCGCTTATTATTTTCGTATCCTTTTAACCCTGATCCAATACCCATCAATAAAGCATTAGAATTCTGTTGTTGCGGACCAACTGCAGGACCACCTCCGGCTTTAAAAAACGCTTCAGCTAAGCCGTCATTTCCCGTGGGTTGATTAACCATATCTAAATATTGACCTGTTGTATTATTTCCTTGACCAACGTATTTTTCATAAGCGCTTTTACTATAATTTTTTGACATATTCCCTCTATTACATACCTATAAATTTAGTTAACCCTTGTCCAATCATAGCGCTAGCAGAGTCCCCTAATTGGCCTCCTACTCTTCCCATGAAATTCCCTATAGCCATATTTCCAGCTTGTTGCCATGGGTTAGATGTCATAGCATATCTTTGATATTGCCATTGATTAGCGTTATTAATTGCTTGGTTATCAACTGATCTTGCTCCTATAGCTTGTTCGTTGCCTGAGTTTAAAAGATTTAACCCAGCACTAAGTAAACTATTTCTATTGTTACCCTCCTGACCAGCAATTAAATTTCTCCTTCCTAACTCGGCTTGAATAAGCTGATCGTTCCTTGCAAGTTGTAATTGGCTTTGGTTATAGGCTCTTGATTGCTCAAGTTGCTGCTCTGCTTGTTGCGCTTGCATATCTTGCCCACGCATTTCTAATTGATTCCTTGTTTCTGTAGCAAATCTACCAAGTTCAACATTTGCTGTGTTAGCAAGCTGATCGCCTCTTTTATACATATTTTCAAGGGACTGCTGTTTTAGATTTTGTGCTAATGTAGAATAATCTAAATCGGCCTTTAATTGAGCATCTGCTCGCTCTCTAGCTAAAAATACTTGCGCTCCTAGTCCAGTAGAGCTATTTAATAACCCCATTTTTGCAAGTTTAGTATCAATACCATTTTGTCTAATATCAAAATTACGCTCTACCGCTAATTGTTGAGCGGCTCTAAAGTTTTGCAACAATCCTTGATTTTGCTCTAAAAGCATAGGATTACTACGCTCTACTTGCTCGATCGTTCCAATTAATTGCCTCATAGATTGCGTTAAAGCTATAACGGCCGCTGCTTCTTCTGTAATGTTCCTGCCTGTTATTCTTCTAACAGGCGGTAAATTACCATCAAAACTACCTGTGTTTACTGGCGCGCCAAGGTCAACTTTATTTCTTGAGCCTGCAAACCTAAGGGCTATCTTACCATCTGCACTTCTGGCTAAATCTAGTCTATCATTAGATAATTCATCTACTATTTGCACTAAGTTAACTGGTGGCAATCTTGAGCCTATAGCCTGCCCACCTGGCACTTGATTTACCGGAGCTGGTGGAGATGACTTTTTTCCAATGTTACTAAGAGCTCCACTCCCAATGGTAGCACCAGCTACTGCCCCTACAGGGCCTCCTAACATAAAACCACCTATACCACCAACAACGCCGCCAACAACCTTGCCTACTGCTCCCATTTAATTCACCTCCATATAATAAAACCTTTTTGGTATAATGTTAAAATACTCTTGAAATTCAAAGAACTCTAATAATCTTGGACTTATAGGGGTTAAAGCTACGCTATAAAGAGTCTCTATATTACAGATCTTTGAACATTCGATTAACAAATTAAGTATACGACTTTTTAATCCTTTTGTTAACCATCTTTTTTGCCATTTTTCAACTATTTCTAGATGTACTTCAGCCCCATGTGCGTCTTCGGGATGCCTGAACACTCCAATGTATCCAGCAATATTTTCTTCATCGTCTACTAGTAAGATGTAAAAAATACTATCATTATCATCTTGCACTTCATAAGGAACGAGTGTAAACATCAGCAGCCTTTATCAGTAAATGCTTGCTCGGCGGTAGGTTCAAACATAGTTTTTATAAACTTATTTAATGCTAATTCACGCCCTGTTAAACGAAAGTTGGGGTTTAATACTCTTGATGTAAAATTTGCTTGAGTTGATGGATTAGCTGATGAAATAATTTGTGTTTGAAACGTTAAGTCTACTACTGCGCCAGGAGCAATTTTTCCCCGTGTTATGAATTTTGAAGTATTAAAATTTAATATATTAATAGAATAATCCGCTATTTGATTAGGGGTTAACGTTCCAATTTTAAAATTTCTTCGAGCAATAAATGCGGAATTTGGAAAATTATATCCAGTTAGAGATATAATACCTAAATTACTTAGTTGCAAAGCTCCTAAAGCAAATTTAGAATTAATTATAGAGTTATCAGTAAATTTGCTATTTACCAAACTATTATTTGCTAAATTGTTTATTAATATTCCAGGCTGTAAATGCTCATTGGCAATTGCTTGCATCCCTATTTTTATTCCTGATATCCCTCGATTTTCAAGATGAATAGTTCTTACCTTACTCCAAATAGGTACATCATTATTTTGAGAGATTAAAACTTCATTTGTATTATTAGAGCTGACTTGCGTGAAAATTTGATTTGGCCCTGAAGCTAATATTGTACAAGGCGCGGTCGCTTGAGCTATTTTAGAAAACTCGATCGTATAATCTTGAAAAGCATCACTGTTAACCGCTGCCCAATCAGTAGTACCATCACCTATATTACGCAAAAATGTATTAGGTTGGCCAACAACTCCCGCTGCAGCCCCACCAGCGATACCGTCTATAAATGTAATCAAACTATTGTTAATATAATTAACTACTTGATTGAACTGATTGTCAAAATCATTGGCGCGCATTGTAATATCACTGTCACGCAAATCTTGAAAAAACTGTTTGTCTCTAATAACATTGTTTAATGGCATATTATATCCCCAATTTAGCGCGTATAGCCGCGTTCAATTTTTCTTTTCTTATCTTACTAAAATTAAGATACCCAGCGTTGGTAAAATCGAAATATTCAAAACTATTAGCTATTAAATGTTGAGCTAAAACGGCGCCATCTGCTATTGTAGCGTTGCTAGCCTGACCTGCTCCACCAATAGCTATAGATGTCATTGATCCATCTGCAATATTATCAGGGGTAAAAGTATATTTATTTATATCATTTGTATCTAAGCCATTGTCACGTTGTGCTAAATAGATAGAATTTAACAACCCATTCGCAATATGCCGCCCTTCTAAATCTACAAAGTTAGCAGCGAATATATTTGAATTGTGATTATTTTTCCTTGCATCTAATAAAGCTTGAGAAACTTTTATTTCTGATAAAATGCCATCTGCCAATTGTAAGCCAGTTATAGTTTGATCTTGAATATGCCTAGAGAATATAGCGTTATCATCTACGTCGCGCCCCGTTACCTCCGGTCCTAAATGTTCTAATCCAATAGCTGCATAATTGATTTTTGCCCCATCTAATGCTCTATCAAAAAAATTTTCAGATTTAAGTTTTTGCCAAACGGGCAAGTTATTATTCCTAGATACTAAAGCTTGATTTTCTGCCGAAGGCGCTACCAATCTAAAAGCCCTATCAGCTCCGGTTGCAAAAACTGATCCTATTGCATTTGGCGGTGTTCTAATTATTTTTGAAAAAGCAATACTATAATCATTTATCGCATTATTATTAATAGGAGCCCACTCCGTTGTTCCATCACCAATATTCCGTAAAAACGTATTAGCTGTATTAGGTTCATTGGTGCCTGCAATATTATTGCCGCCAAGATTATTAACTATTGGCACAATCTTAGTATTTATATAATTAACAATTTTATTGAATTGCAAATCGAAATC